CCTCTTTGCGGAAAAAAATCCCTAAATTAAGTCTTAAAAAATGGAAGGAGGTGTAAGCAATGCCAAGACCAAAACAGCCAGTTGACTTACTCATAGCAAATGGCAGAAAACATCTGACAAAAGCAGAAATAGCGGAGCGCAGAGCTCAAGAAGCTCCACCTCCTGAAGGCGAAATGCAAATACCTAAATCATTGAGCACCAAAAGAGAAAAAGAACTTTTCCTAAACTGCGTGCGCTGGCTCGAAGAGTGCAACCTTGACTCTCCTGCGTATGAAGCCGCATGCGAAAAATGGGCGCAAGCTCAGTATTTAGCTGAAAAGCGATACAGAGAACTGAAGCGGCTTGAAGCCAAACCGTATGAGCAACGCGTTTACAAAGAACTTGCCGAGCTGGATAGCATGTACGATAAGGCTTGCAAGCGTGCCATGAGCATTGAAGCCAAGTTAGGCATGACACCTCTTGACCGATGCAAGCTGATCAAGCCGACGGTAACCGTCCAGGAAGAAAAGAAAAACAAATTCGAAGCGCTGATGGACGCTCCGTGGCAAGCATGATGGCAGATGTTGTCACACAGTATGCAATGGACGTACTGGCAGATAAAATCACCATCGGCGATTTTAAAAATGTGCAGATGGGTAAGCTGCACAAACTGGCATGTCAGCGCCATCTCAACGATTTAAAAAGGCAGAACACGGCCGAATTTCCATACCATTATGAGCCGGAGCGAGCAGCTCATATACTCCGGTTTGCTGAATGTTTGACGATGTCCGAAGGCTTTGGCAAGCAGCCGCTGAAGCTTTTGGACTGTCAGAAATTCGATTTGGGTTGTACTTTTGGCTGGGTCAAGAACTCTACCAATCGCAGACGATTCCGACGAAGGTACAAGTCGATTGCTAGACAGAACGGTAAATCCATGGAAAACGGTATCCAGGGGGTTTATATCTCTCACTTTTCTGGATATCAAGAGGGTAAGCTTTTTACTGCCGCAACTAAGCGAAGGCAATCGAAAATTGCATGGGAAGAGATGGCAAAGTTTATCCGAGCCGATGGCGAGCTGGCAGATTTTTTTAGCATCAAAGATTATGCAAGTATGATTGTCGACAAGACAACGGGTTGCACGATTGAAGCCTTGTCCAAAGAAGGCGGCATTGATGATGGATTTCGGCCAATATATGCCAGTATCGATGAACTCCACCAAATGAAAGACAATAGTGTTTACAAAGCGGCTCGAAACGGTTCGCGTTCCCTGGATGAAACTCTTATCTCCATGATTTCAACCAGGGGCTTCGACCTGAACAGTTTTTGCAAGGAAATTGATGACTACGCAGTAAAAGTCCTTGAAGGATTGACTTCCGCAGAGGACTTTTTTGTTGATATCTACGCTCTGGACGATGGCGATGACTATTGGGAGCCGCGCAATTGGGTAAAGTCGAACCCTTACGTTTGCTCCAGACCAACACGCTTGGAAACCATGAAGGAAGATGCGGCTACTGCCAAAGCTATGCAGGGCGCAGAGCTTAGAGACTTTATCACCAAGTCTTTGAATTTGTGGGCCGTAAATACGGATTTAAAATTTGTAAATGTTGACCAGTGGAAAGCGTGCGCAGTGCCTGACACTCTGAGCGACTATGCTGGATGCAGATGCTGGGCTGGCATCGACTTTTCATCTGGTGGAGACTTGACCAGTATCCATCTTGAGGTCGAACGGCCAGATGGCGAGTCCTTTAACTGGTCGCATAGCTTCATGCCGATGGGAAGATTGCATGAACATATAAAAACTGACATGGCTCCATACGATATTTGGCGCGAAAATGGCCAGATCAGCGTGACCGGAGGCATGTCAGATTATAAAAATGACTACAAATTTGCCATCGCAAAATTAAAAGAAGTTTTAGAAAGTAATGAGCTGAAATTGCAGGCAATCGGAATCGACCCTCACAACGCGGACGGAATCCTTTCCGACCTGGAAGATTTCGGTGTGCCTGTCATCATGGTTACACAGTCTGCCAGAAACTTGAACGATGCCACTGCGGAAATTCAGCTAGATATAAAATCGGGAAAATACAAATGGGGCCAGGACTTAGAATTGATGTCCTGGTCTTTTGTCAATGCGAACGTGGTTTATAACTCTTTTAAAGAAATGAAAGTCGATAAAGAGCCTCACGCCAGAAATCGCAGGATTGACCCTGTGGATGCGGCTGTTGATGCCAGGTTTGCAAAGCTGAAAACGAAAGAAGAAGACACAGTGAGCTTTGAAGACTCCATGGACAGATACCTTTCTGCCATGGGGTGGAGTTAGAAGGGACTAGAAAGGAGGTACAAGATGGGAAAAATCTTTGACAAAATCCGGCAGATCCTGCCATGGGCTAAGTCGAGCCGAAACAGCCAGACGGTTGAACTTAACAGACTGCTCGATTTTCTAGGAATTGACAGAAGTACCGATGTGCAGGATATGAGCGAAGCCACGTATTTCACGTGCAACAAGGTTTTAGCCGAATCCATTGGAAAACTTCCTTTCAAACTTTTGAAACGCGACGAAGAAGGAAACATGGCCGAGTGCTGGCCGCGAAAGCTATATCAGACTGTCCATGACAGGCCGAACCCGTATACTCCGGCCACTCTTTTCTGGTCCACGGTTGAGATGATGCGAAACCATTATGGCAACGCGTATGTTTTGATAACCGGAGCTGGAGACAAACAGCAGCTTTGGATTTTAAATCCTGAGCAAGTAACGGTTTGGTGGGATGATAAAAAGCTACTGAAAGACGTGCCGGATATTTATTACGTCTATTCGGGCGAAGACGGTATAAACCATTGCTTTTCTGCCGATGAAATTCTGCATTTTCGAGCTTCAACGAGCTACGACGGAATCATGGGCGTGCCGGTTTCTACCGCACTGAAAAGCACTTTAACCGGAGCTAAAAAAGCTCAAAAGATGCTTAATAAACTTTACAATTCCGGCTTTACTGCAAAAGCAGTCCTGAATTATACGGGCGAGCTGAGCGAAGACAGAGAAAAAGTTTTCTTACGCCATATTGAACGATACGCAAAAGGGGGCTTGAGCAACGAGGGAATCGAAAACATCATTCCGATTCCAATGGGTGCATCTCTCCAGCCGCTGAATATGAAACTGACTGATTCCCAATTTTTGGAAATCAAACAATATTCAGCAATCCAAATTGCTGCAGCTTTTGGCATCAAACCGCAACAAATTGGCGATTATACCAAATCCAGTTATTCGAGCTCTGAAGCGCAAGAGCTCTCCTTTTATGTGGACACTCTGCTATACATCGTCAAACAGTATGAAGAGGAAGTGTCCTACAAGCTTCTTACTGATGCTGAGCGAGCGAAAGGCTACTACTTCAAATTTAACATCGACGTCATCATGCGGCCTGACTTTGCGACCAGAGTCCAGGCACTCAGTACAGCGGTCAACTCTTTCCTGATGACACCAAACGAGGCAAGACGAAAGCTCGATCTTGGCAAAGTTGACGGAGGAGACAAGCTGCTTGGAAATGGCACGAGCATACCAGTCGACCTGACTGGTCGGCAGTATGTTGATGAAGAGCCGGAACCGGAGCCGGATCCGTAGAAAGGAGGAAAAGTATGATCACAAAATCAGCACAAGTCAGCACTCATGCTGAGATTACAGATGAAGAGCTGGCTAAAATTAATCAGTACACGCTCAAAGCACTCACAAAAGATGATGTTTATGTCGTGAAACTGGTGGCAGGCAACTCCAGCAAAAGAGACCGAAATTTCGAGCCTTTCACGGATAAAGCCATCACTGACATGGCGAAGTTGTATTCAGGGAAAACGGTAATCAAAAACCACCGCCATGATACAGATAACCAAGTTGGCCGCGTTTTTGACTCTTACGTTGAAGATGTAACAGTTGACGGCAAGGCGGTCAAACAGCTGATGCTAAAAATTTACATGCTGAAAGATGCCAACCCTGAACTTATTCGAGATATCGAAGCTGGCATCAAGAAGGAAGTAAGCACTAGCTGCTCGCCCGACCGTGTCCTATGCAACATCTGCGGTGTAGACAATATGAAAGAGTATTGCCGTCATTATCCAGGTGTTACATACACCATAAAAGGCGAAGAAAAAGTTTGCTCCATGGATATCGACGGAGTGAAAGACGTTTACGAAGTCAGCTTTGTAGCCGTTCCGTCTCAACCGGATGCCGGAGCAACAAAGTCCAAGGCATACGCTCCAGGACTTGAGATGCCAGAAAAAGAGCCGGTCGAAGTGCCTGACACCCTTGATGAGTCTGAAAAGACTCTGAATTTTACGATTGAATTGGAAGGGCTTGAAACCTTCCTGGAACTTGAGAAAGGAAAAACTCATGAATAAGAAAATGAAAGAGATCCTTCAGGCCATTCAGGATAAGCTCGCAGAAGCGAAGCAGTTTACTGAAGGGGAAAACAAAAATGCAGAAAAAGCAGCCGCCATCATGACTGAGGTACAGGAATTGAAAAACCAGTACGAAGTTGAGAAGGCGGCTTTTCTTTTGGAAAAAGAAATGAATGGACCAACTACTGAGCAAATTGAGGAAACAAAGCCAGAAAACAAAAACACTGAAAAGAAATTGGCTTTCCTGAAAGCTATTAAGTCTGGCGATTTTAGTCAGTACGCCAAAGACTTTAGCGAAGGCTCCAAAGAAGACGGTGGCTACACTGTGCCAGAAGACATCTCTTACAAAGTTGAAGAGTTGCGAGATGCCAAAGCCTCTTTGTTAGATGAAGTAACGGTTGTGCCAGTGACTACCAATACAGGTCGCAGAACTTTTAAAAAGCGTTCTCAGCAGACTGGATTTGCCGAAGTTGGCGAAGGTGGAAAAATCACTAAAAAAGATACGCCACAATTCGAAATCCTCGAATATGCAATTAGAAAATTTGCGGGTTACTTTGTAGTAACCAACGAAGTTTTAGAAGATTCTGTTGAAAATTTGGAAGCCTTAATTGAAGAATGGATGGCTAATGAATCTCGTGTAACCGCAAACGTAGAAATCACTAAAAAATTAAAAACGTTTACAAAAGTTGCGCTTGATCCTGACAATCCTATCGACTCAATCAAAGAAATCCTCAATGTTAAATTGGGCCAGGCATTTAAGCCAACATCTAAAATCATCACCAACGACGATGGATTGAATTATCTGGATACTTTGAAAGACTCTGAAGGACGCTATCTTTTATCTCCAAACCCTTCTGAGCCAATGAAATACACACTTGCCGCTGGAGCCACATCCGTAAAAGTCAGCGTATATCCTAATGCTGACATGCCAACGGAAGAAGGTGCAATTCCTTTCTTTATTGGCGATTTAAAAGAAGGAATCAACTTCTTTGACCGTAAGAAGCGCACTATTTTACCGTCCAACACCGCTGCAGTTGGCGATTTTAACGCATACGAGCAGGACTTGACTGTATTCCGCGCTATTGAACGCGAAGACATCAAAGTGCGCGATGAAGAAGCAGTTTATTTCGCAACTTTAACTAAAACAGCCTAGAGGTGATATCCCATGGCTTTGATAGAAAAACAAGAAGCCTGGGAGTATCTAGGCTACTATGAAGAGCCAGACGAAGTGACTCTTCGAAACATTACTAGAACGATTCGCACCGCTGAGTCTTATGTGCGCTCAGCGGTTGGCGATGACGTAGACGAATCTGATCCAAAAGCTAAAGAGCTTGGGCTCATGGCGCTTGGCACGCTCTACAACAATGTTGATATGAGCGGAAAAGGCTCTGGAGAAATTGGAGCCATGGCTTCAACACTGCGAATGCAGCTGCAAATTGAATGGATGATGAACCATGAGGAAATTCGATAAATTGATTGAATTGCAAAAAGTGGTAAATACCTCAGATGGATTTGAGCACTGGCAGACAGTCAGGAAACTTTTGGCATACGTCAATCGCTCAAGCAGCTACGAAGACTTTGGAAGCAACTCCACGGAAGACCACGTTGCAAACCTCACTTTTGAGGTGCGCTATCTGCCAGATCTGGAAGAAATCGCTTTCCACACATCGAGCTACCGCATCGTATATCGTGGCCGAGCTTATAACATTACTGACTATGATGACTTTTTAGAAACACATCGTACCGTTAAATTGGCCGGTACAAGTTACGGAGAAAAAGTATGAACGCACAAGACATAATCGATAAAACGTTGACTTCGGCAGGTCTTGAAGCAGGGGTTACCTTTGCTCAGACTAAGCTCCGAAGCACTCCAGGGAGCAGTTTCGTCGTGTGGAGTGAAAGCGTTGAAACTTTTGGAAGTGACTTTCGGCCGATGGCCAGACGGCACAATATCGTCATGGATGTATATGAGTACGCAAGCGATGCCAATTTAGAGTCCAGGATTGAAGCCGAGCTTAACAAGATTTTGCCTGAATATAAAAAAGAAGAAAGAGTATGGCTGTCAACAGAGCAAATGTATGGCGTGTCATACTCTTTTGCTTTTGTGGAGAAACTTTGATGGCTACTACAGAAACAGTCCAGATAAGCGCATTGGATTCTGCCATTAAAAAAATCCTTGATGAGTATGGCGATGATGTACGCGATTGCGTATCCGAAACCATCGAAGATGTGGCCAAGGAAACGAAGAAAATTATCAAAGAGAACGCACAGAAAAAAACTGGTGCCTATCGAAGCGCCATTACGTCTAAAAAGACAAAAAATGGCGTGGACGATGTCTGTATCACTATCCACGCAGGCAAGAAAGCCTCTTTAGCGCATCTGCTCGAAAATGGCCACGGATACCACAATAGCTCAACCCGATACGCAGGAAAAGAGCACTGGGGTATTGGCCAACGCTACGTTGAGCAGAATTTTGAATCAGAATTACGTAAAAAAATTGAAAAATTATAAAGGAGTAAAACTTTATGAGTGCAAATACAGAAAAAACGGCCATGAATAGCCAGCGAATTGCGCTGGGTTCTGGTGACTGCTTTTTGGCCGAAGTATCCGATAGCCTCGACTTGGGCGATATCGATGCCGTTCTTGCTGCCGTTTTTGCTAAATCAAATCGCTATGGCGAGACAAAAAATGGCGCAACTCTTTCTTATTCAGCTGAAAGCACAGAAGTTTCCAGCGACTTGGGCCGAGTAAAGAAACGTAAGATTACTGCTGAGAGTGCTTCGCTTGGCTGGGGCAATATCTCTATCGGAAAAGGTGAAATTACACCTCTGGTATCTACTGCTCGAACAGAAAAGACCAAATCTGGAAAAGAAGTCCTTGTTCTTGGTGGTCTGGATAATGACAACGGAAAACGATATCTCGCCGGTTTCCGTCAAATTGACAAAACTGATGGCGATATCTACGTTGTCGTAACCGGTAAAAATACCGCTGAGCTCTCTATGGCTTTTACCACTTCAGATAGCACCATTTTAAATCCTTCTTTTAGCGCTGAAGCTATGGGAAATAGCGGATCACTTGTATATATCTACTTTGATGATCCAGGTGCAGACTCTTTTAGCTTGGGAACAACTACAGCAACACAGACAGCCGAGGAATAACCGATGGATTTGAATTTTAGAACGAGAACTAAGAAAAAATTCACGCTGACTTTGGAAGATGGTCAAGTCTTGGTTTTCAATCCGCCAAAGAAAAAAATTATGGATTTGATGACTTCTTTAGGCCAGGACACTTCCACGTCCGCAGTTTACGAAACAACCGCTAAAATTCTTTCCGAAAACTTGGCAGGTGTTAAATTTACCGCAAAAGATGTGGACTCTATGTGGGATTTTGAAGATATCGCTGCTTTTATCGAAGCCTACGGTGAATTTATCGCGGAAATCCAGAATAAAACAAAAAACTAACTGAGCTGCCTTTTTATCCGGAAAGCAAGGAAAGGCAGCAGCCTTATGATTACTACACGTACTATGAGCATCTAGTCTATGAGTACTCCGGTATCAGCGTAGCTGACCAGGATAACATGGACTTTTTTTATGATTGGTGTGTTTTGCGAAGAGATGCAGTCATTTACACACTTAGCCAGACAGAAGAAGGCATCGAGTATCTCAACAACGCGTATCTTTGGGCACAGACAGATGCTGATAGAAGCGGCTTAAGACGCTTACAAAAAGAAATGGCAGGAGGTTAACAATGGCCGGAAGCATAAAGGGCATAACCATCGAAATTGGTGGCAGTACCACAAAGCTGAGCACGGCTTTAAAAGAGCCTATCAGCCAGACTAAATCACTACAGAGCGCTTTGAAAGACGTTAACAAGGCGCTCAAATTCGATTCGAGTAATGTAGATTTGCTGAAGAATAAACAGACCTTACTTACGCAAACAATCGAATCTACAGAAAACGAGCTGAAGCTCCTTAAGGAAGCTCAGCAGCAATACATTGATTCGGGCGGAGATTTAAACGCTCAAGAATACGTAAACCTGACTACGAAAATTGCGGTTACTGAACAGCAGATTAAATCTCTGAAAGAGCAACAGTCCAATTTTTCGGCAGAAGTCGAATCGATGGGCATAAAGCTTGGAGAGTTTGGCGAAAAGGCTACAAAAGCCGGAACTACACTAACCAAAAGTGTAACTACCCCTATCGTTGCACTCGGAACAGCTGCTGTGACAACCGCAGCAAGCTTTGAGTCGAGTATGAGCCAGGTACAGGCAACAATGGGCATCACATCGGACGCTACAAGCGAGCTGAACGGTCAGACTGTCAACACGATGGACAGCTTGGAGTCTCTTGCTCAAACAATGGGCGAGACAACCGCTTTTAGTGCAAGCGAATGTGCAGATGCTATCAATTACTTGGCTTTGGCAGGATATGACACTCAGCAGATGTACGATACTCTGCCGACAGTCCTCAACCTGGCTGCC